GACCTGCATTTGACGAGCGTGGAATATACGATTGAGCCAGACGAGGACCGGCGCTTCGGCTCGGCTCGGCACACTTTCAACTGCATCTATTTTTCAACCGACTAACCTCATTTTATGGCAACCAAACTTGGCCGCGACGGCCTAATCAAATTATCCAGCACCACCATCGGCGAGCTTCGCAACTACGCTCTGACCCACACCTCCGACACCGTAGAAGATTCGGTAATCGGCGACACCTACCGCACCCGGCTTGCTTCCATGAAAACTTGGAGCGCGTCGGGCGATCTTTACTGGGACGAAGGCGACGCCGGTCAGCTTCTGATCACCATCGGCAGCTCGGTCACGCTTAACCTTTACCCAGAAGGCGCAAGCACCGGCGACGTTTACTATTCCGGCGCCGCCATCGTGACCCAGTTTAATGTGAGCGCCAGCTTTGACGGCATCGTAGAAGGCTCGATTGCCTTCGAAGGTAACGGTCCGCTCTCAACGTTGACGGCTTAATTTAGCAGGCAAAACACACAACACACATGGACGCAATCGACCTCGTCAGGGAACATTTCGCATCGCTCGGCACGCGCAAGATCGACGTGCCGGAGTGGAAGCTCGTCGTTCACGCAACGCCGGTCACGCTCTCGGAAAAAAACCGGCTCTATCGTCGCAGCAAAGAAAACGACATGGAGCTTTTGGTGGACATCCTGATCATGAAAGCCACCGACGAGCACGGCGTGAAGCTGTTCACGATTGAGCACAAGCCGACGCTGTTGAACAAGGCGGACAGCAACGTCGTCGGCCGCGTCGCAAACGCCATTCTCGCGGATGACGCGCCGAAGGTGGACGACCTAAAAAACTGATTTACGGCGGGGAGGCGGCAGACCTCCTCGCCGTTTACGCGCTCGCGGATCGTCTGCACAAATTTGCCCACGAAGTTCTGGCGATGCCGGCCGAGGAATTAAACGGCTGGCTGGCTTACATCGAACACCAAAACCGAATCTCTAAATAACATGGCCGAGGCAACATTTACACTGAGGGCGGTCGATGCGACGAGGGCGGCTTTTGCGAGCGTGCAGAACTCGCTTTCGAAGCTCCAGAACAGCTCAAGGGTGGCTGGTTCAGTGTTTAAAAAAATGTTTAACGCGGAGCAGATCGGCACTGCTTTTGCGACCGCTCTCGGCGTCAATATCCAAAACATCACCGAAAAGATTGCGCGACTAATCAGCGGCACGTCTGCCGAGCAAGAGACGCTGGCGAACGAAGGGATTGCCTTGCAGGAAAAACTTGGCGCGGCACAGATGCGAAACTTCGAGGACCGGCTGAGCGACGAGCAAATGCTCCTAAAACTGGAAAGAGATCGCAGCAAATTTGAATCCAGAATAACCACCAACCGCGACCAAGCGCAGGGAACAGAAGGCTACAACGAGGCGCTGCGGAACCAAATCGCGCTCGAAGAAACGATCAAAAAGCTAACCGACTTCAAGGCTGCGACTCAGGCAAAACTCACCGCCGAAAACGAAGTTTATCAAAAGTCGCTGGAAGATTTGGGCCGCGCTCAGGCCGCAATCTATTCGGGCGAGGCTTTGTCCCTCGGCGAAAGAATCTCCGCTCTCAGGGCGCAAGAGTCGGCCATTATGGGAAAAATCGCAACGGCGGACATGAGCGACTTAAAAAAGCGCACCGAGTTAAACAACGAACTCGTGCTGGTCTTGCAAAAGATTGCTCCGCTTTTGGACGAACAGGGGCGGCTCAGCATGGAAGCCGGCAACCTAATCGCCCAAGGCTTCGAGGACGCAATCTTGAGCGGTCAAAAACTCGGCGAGGTCGTCCGCTCGCTCGGACGCGATTTGGTTCGGCTGGTCTTTAGCCAACTGGTCACGCAGCCGCTCGCAGCCGGCATCGGCGGCGCAATTAAAAGTGCGTTCGGCTTTCGCGCAATGGGCGGACCCGTCAGCAGCGGCTCGCCCTACGTCGTCGGCGAAAAGGGACCAGAGCTGTTCGTGCCGCACGCGTCGGGCACCATCGTTCCGAATAACAAGATGGGCGGCGGCAGCGGTTCGAGCGCCGGCAGCGTCACGGTCAATTACAACATCGCGGCGGGCGTCTCGCGGGCCGAACTCGTGCCGATTCTCGACCAAGAGCGTCGCCGGCTAAAGGCCGAGATTCCCGACATGGTTCGACGCGGCGGCGGATACCGTGCAGCCTTCGCCTAATCGTCATGGCTATCACCTATCCACTCACGCCGCCTAGTCCGTTTAACCTCTCGCGCTTGTCGTTTACGGGCGTCTCGGCGACCTCGCGCAACACCTCGCCGTTCACGCTCCAGACGCAGCAATACAACTGGCCGGGGCAAGCGTGGCTCGGCTCGGTCGATTGTCCGCCGATGAAGCGGGCGGACGCGGAGACCGTCATCGCGTTCCTCTTGGCGGCGCAGCGCGGCACGTTCTATTTTCAAGACTACGCCAATCCGACGAACCGAGGCGGCGTCACCGGCACGCTGACCGTCACGACGGCAACCGCGAACGGAACCACGCTGACATTCGGCGGCGCAACCGGCTCGTTCGCCGTCGGCGACTGGCTGCAAATCTCGACCTCGCTTTACAAGGTCGTGCAATCCAACTCATCAACGAGCGTCGATCTTTTTCCGGCTCTACGCAAAAGCTACGCGGGCGGCACGGCCATCACCTACGCCAACGCGAAAGGCGTCTTTCGCCTCGCATCGCCAAGCACCGAATGGTCAATCGGCGAGGCGAGCATTTACGGCGTGGGCTTCGCCATCGTTGAGGACGTTGAGTCATGAGCATCACCACCGCAGGCCGGTCGCTCTCGGCCAACATGGTTACCGAGGTCAGCGCGTCGCAGCTCTCGCCAATCTTGCTCGCGTCGTTCTCGTTCTCAACGCCGCTCCGGCTTTGGAGCGGTTACGGCACAATCACCGTCGGCGCAGTGACTTATCAGGGTATCGGAACGCTTGGCACGATTTCGCCGGTTGAGGAGACGACCGACCTCGCGGCGCGTGGAATCAACTTCCAGCTCTCGGGCGTTCCCACCGCTTACGTCTCGCTTGCGCTCACCGAAAACTACCAAGGGAAGGAGTGCAGCGTCCTTTTCGGCGCACTCGACGCGACCGGCGCAATCGTCGCCTCGCCGGTCACGATTTTTGCCGGCCGCATGGATGTTATGTCGGTCAACGACGACGGTCAGGAAGCGTCAATTATTATGACCGCCGAAAACAAGCTCGTGGACTTTCGCCGGCCGCGTGAGGTGCGTTACACGCACGAAGAACAGCAGAACCTTTTTTCGACGGATCTCGGCTTGGAATTCGTGAACGCAATTCAGGAAAAGCAAATCTACTGGGGCAACGCGAAGCTCGCGGCACCGATTCGAGACGGCGGCGACGAGAGCGAGTCAACGTCCTACATGTGACCATGCCAGCACGCCGCGACAACTGGCCGGACCTGCTCGCGCAATTTATCGAGGCGCGACGCCATCAACCGTTCGAGTGGGGCTCGAACGACTGCTGCATGTTCGCGGCGGATTGGGTCGAGCTTTGCACGGGAAAGGATTACGCGAAGACGTGGCGAGATCGCTACTCGTCGGCATTTGGCGCGGTGCGATTCTTAGACGAGGCAGGCGGCGTTGAGGCTCTGGTGGACGCGCTAGGGCTGCACCGCGTCGCGCCGCAGTTGGCCGGGCGTGGCGACATCGTAGCGCAGCAGGCCGGGCGCGGCGTGACGCTCGGGATTTGCCTCGGCGTGACAACGGCTTTCGTCGCGGAGGACGGGCTTGTTTTCGGGCCGCTTTCTAGCGTCGAAACCGCTTGGAAAATTTAACATGCCACAAGCCATCCCAGCCGTTATCAGTTCTTTTGTAGCCGCAGCAAAGGCGGTAACGCTCACATCCGTAATTAAATTCGCCGCCGTCACAGCCGCGTCAATGGCCGCGTCCAAACTGCTCGCGCCGAAGATGCCGAGCTTTTCGGACTCGTCGCTCTCGGACCGCTCGCAGTTGGTCCGCAATCCGATCTCAGCGCGGACGATTGTTTACGGCAAATGCCGCGTCAGCGGGACCATCGTTTACCTCAGCACGACGGGAACCAAAAACGAATACCTGCACATCGTCCTGACGCTCGCCGGCCACGAGGTCGAAGCGATTGACGAGGTGTATTTCAACGACGAGCTGGTGCCGCTGGTCTCAAACACGCCGACGGGATTCTACGCAGGCGTTGCACGCGTGAACAAAAAGCGCGGCGTTCCAGGCGACACCGCCGACGCGGATTTGATCGCGGACACGGCGAGCCTGACCGATGGCAAATGGACCTCGGACCACAAGCTCTCTGGCATCGCTTACCTTTACGTTCGCCTGACGTGGGACGCCGAGAAATTCCCGAGCGGGATTCCCAACATCAGCGCCGTGATTCGCGGCAAGAAGGTGCTCGACCCGCGCACGGCGACAACCACCTATTCCGCAAACGCCGCGCTCTGCCTTCGGGATTACCTGACCGACACTTCGCTCGGCATGGGTATGACCGCCGCCGAGGTTGACGATACCGCGTTCGGCGTCGCTGCAACCATCTGCGAGGAACAGGTTCAAATCCTTCCGCTTTCGCCGACGGTTTACGAGAACCGCTACGAGGCCAACGGCGTTATCGTGACGAGCGCATCGCCCGACGAGAACATCGGGAAGCTCCTCTCGGCGATGGGCGGACTGATCGCCTACACGGGCGGCAGAATCGTTCCCTACGCGTCCGCCTACCGGATTCCGACCGTGACGCTGACCGAGAAGCATTTCGTCGGACCGCTCAACGTGCAGACGCGAACGAGCGCACGCGACCGGGTGAACAGCGTAAAAGGCGTTTACGTGTCGGAGACGAACAACTGGCAGGTGACGGACTTCCCGACGATTAGCTCGGCAACCTACGTCACCGCCGACAACAGCAACGTCTTTTTCCGCGACGTAGTTCTCCCGTTCACCACCTCGCCGAGCTGCGCTCAACGGCTCGCCGTGCTCGAACTGCGCCGCGCTCGGGAGGAAATCACGTTCTCTGCACGCTTCCGCTTGGAGGCGATGCAAGTCCGCGCCGGGGACACGGTCATGATTACGAACGAAAAACTCGGCTGGTCGTCCAAGGTGTTCGAGGTGATGGAGTGGAACTTTGCGAGCGACGGGACGCCGCCGCAAGTGTTCGTGGATATGACTCTGAGGGAGACCGCTTCGTCGGTTTACTCGTGGGCCGTTGGCGATCAAATCGCCGTGCCGGACTCGCCGAACACGACGCTGCCCGACCCGTTCACGCTCAGCGCACCGACGAGCCTTTCGCTCACGGCGGACGGCACGACTCAACTCGTGCAGGCCGACGGCACGATCTTGCCACGGATTCGCGTCGGCTGGACGCCACCGGCTGCGGAGTTTATCCAGAGCGGCGGCTCGGTCGTCATCGAATACAAGCCAGCCGCAAGCACGACCTACCTGACGTGGAACACGGTTGAGGGCGAACAGACCGAGGACTTCATTTCGTCCGACGTGAAGATCGGCACGAACTACAACGTGCGGATTTACGGCGAGAGCTACTTCGGGATTTCGACAAGCTATCTTAGCGGGTCGATTACCGTCGCGCAGGACACGACGCCGCCGGCAACGCCAACCGGACTCAGCGCCGCCATCGGGACCGGCAAGGCGGTCTCGCTCGACTGGAACGACAACACCGAGCCGGACTTTTCGGAGTATGGCATTTACCGGAACGTCTCGGCAATCACGCCGGCCAACGCGAACACGGACAAGATCGCGGAGGTGCGTGCGTCGCGGTTCGTGGACACCGACGTGACCATCGGGACCACGTATTACTATTGGCTCACCGCTTACGATTCAGTCGAGAACGTCAGCGGCTTTACGAGCTACGTTCAAGCCACGCCGTCCGTCATCACGGCTGGGCCGATTGACCCAACTGCGCCGGCCACGCCGAACGCTCCGACGCTGATCAGCACGACGGTTTACGTCTCAACGGACGGCACTAGCTTTGCCAAAGTCTCGCTCACCGCGCCGCCGTTGCCATCGGGCGCGGTCGCTCTCGACGTGCTTTATCGGCGCACGGGCTCAAGTGATTTCATCGTCGGAAATCAGATCAACTCGTCAGTCTCCTACGCCGTCACGATTGACGATCTTTCCGTCGGCGAGCCTTACGAATTTGCAGCGCGTGGGATTTCGTTCTCGGGCGCATTGTCTCCCGTGTCTACGGTGCTCAGTCAGACCGCGCCGAGCAAAACGACGCCACCGGCAACGCCGACCGGACTGACGGCCATCGCTGGAACCGGCCAAATCATTTCGCTCGACTGGAACGACAACACAAACGCGGACCTCGGAGAGTATGGCGTTTATCGCAACACCTCGAACGACCCCGGCTCGGCAACTGAGATCGCGCAAACGCGGGCGAGCCGGTTCGTGGACGTTAGCCTGACGCTCAATCAGCAATATTTTTATTGGGTCACGGCTTACGACCGAACCGAAAACCAGAGCGCCAAGAGCACCGGAGCGAACGCAACGGCGGTTGCAGTTGTCGCCGGGCAGACCGACCCGACGCCTCCCGGCACCCCGTCCGCGCCGACGATTGCCTCAACAGCGACCTACCTTTCCAGCGACGGCACGACGCTTTCCCAGATCGTCGTCAACGTGCCGGCGTTCACCACGGGCACGGCAGTCATGAACGTGCTTTACCGCAAGACCGGGCAACCCGGTTTCATTGTCGCCGATCAACGCAGCACGACGGGCGGCACGGCTTCGATTGACGACCTCACGCCAAACGTAAGCTACGAGATCGCGGTTCAGGCGTTTTCCGCGTTCGGAGTCGGCAGCACAATATCGGCGACCGTGACGCAAATCGCTACGAGCAACACGACCGCGCCGGCTGCGCCAGCTTCGACAAGTCTATCGTCGGACGGCGTGAAACCGCTTTTGATTACCGGAGTGTTCGCCTTCGGAGTCATTGCGAAATGGAACCTGAACACCGAAGCAGATTTCAGCCACTACGAGATCAAGGCCACGATAACAGACAGCGATGCGGCAACCGATTTCTCATGGGCAGTCAACGGAGTATCCAACCGACTTGAGATCATTTACGAAGCACAGTGTGCGCTTTACAATCTGACGAACGGAGTCGGCTACGTTCGCGTGCGCTCGGTCAATCGCTCTGGCGTCGCTTCCGCTTTTGTTCGCATCGGCAACGCGAATTCTTCCAGCAACCTTGGTCTGAACTTCGGGACCGCCTCGCAGACAATCGCAGCCGGCGACGACTCCCGCATCACCGGCTCAGCTCAAAAAGCCTCCAACCTCTCGGACGTTGCCAGCCCGTCCACGGCTCGCGCAAATCTCGGCATCAATCGTTTCTCGCACGTTGAAAACCTCACAGGCGGCGCACCAACCGAGACGTTCACGTTCACGCACTCGCTCGGCACGACACAAAACTACGTGCTCGCCGCGTGCGTTGACCCGGCGAATGACTTGCTGATTGCCCACGACTACGCCGCTGCGGGCAACAACTCGAACGACACGGTCTTTCAAGTCGCCACCGTTGACGGCTCAAACATCTCCGCAGGCTTGCGACGCTTCACGATTCACTTCGTGCAGTGATTCCGCGCTGAGTCTGTTTTTTGTTCAGACGTAAGTCGTTGATTATCAACGCGCACGGATTGCGTGCGATACTTCGCGCACATTTTTCTTCACATCGCGGTGCGGATGTGTATGGTTTTCGCATCGGAGGGAATTAACCCGACGCCAAAACAAATAACAATGCGAACGTATTCCTGCAATCCTCCGGTATTCAAAACCAAAAAAGAGCCCAAGTTCGCGCCGTCCGCCGACTACATCGCCCACCGCGAGCTATTCTTTGCGATCCGTAATCTTACCGACGGACTAACCAGTGAGCAACGCGCTATCTTGTTTTCCGACCCAATAGCTACTGCGCATTTTGAAAATGCGTGGGACAAATCGGAACCAATGTTCTACGGAAAATAGACTCCCGTTTTTTCACTCCTTTCGCCCCGCTACCTCTTCGGAGGCGCGGGGTTTTCCGGTGCCACCCAACGCGAATTAACGCCGAGGACGCAATCGAACATGACATCCCAATCCGCCCTCACCCACGCCCTGATCCTCGCGATCACCGCGCCAGACCAAGCACGCGCCGACCGCGCAATCGCTCTCGCCGAATCTATCGGCGCGGGCTGCACGGCGAAGCAGGTCGCCCAAGCGAAGCGCAACGCCTCAAAGCTCACCAAATGAAACGCGCACTCCTCCTCCTCGCGCTTGCGGCAACCGCGCACGCCGCTCCACCCGCCTCATTCTTCCGCGCTCTGCACGTAGTCGAGACGAGCGGCAAGCGCGGCGCAATCCTCGGCGACAACGGCCGGGCGCTGGGACCCTTGCAGATTCACCGAGCCTATCACGCGGACAGCCGCGTTGCCGGCGATTACTCGCGAGTGGCCGAGCTGGATTACAGCAAGCGCGTGGCGACCGCCTACCTAAAGCGCCACGCGCCCGAGGCATGGGCTAAGGGCGATGTGGTCACACTGGCACGCGTCCACAACGGCGGACCTCGCGGCCACCTCAAGCAGGCGACCAAGGGCTACGCAGCGAAGGTCAAGGCGCTTTCCCGATGAGCCGAAAGACCAAACCCGAATACAAGACGCGCATCGTCGCGGCGATCAACGCTGACGAGGGAATCAAAGGCGTCGCCTGCGAGCTGGGAATCTCGACCGGGTACGCATACAAGATCGCGCAAGACTTGGGCTACCTCGCCCGGCTCGTGAACGCTGAGGAAATTAAACTCTTGAAACAACACAGGACAAAATGAACCCACCCGACCAACCCACCCCGCGCACCGACGAAGCGGATTATATTATCCCGCCCGATGCGCTGATCCTTTCCCTTGAACGCGAACTCGCCGCCGAGCGCGAGCGAGTGCGCCTGCTGCGGGAGCACGGCATTGAGGCTCTTATGGTCGCACGCTCTTGGCAAATGGTATGGGGCGACAAGCTATCGCCCGACTCGGTGGCGATCTTCACCAAACACGAACAGGCATTTCTCGCAGGTCTCGCCGCGACGGAGGCAAAAACATGAACCCACTCGACCAACCCACGCCCTACGCAGGCGCACCTGAATGGCCGAAGCCTTTTGCGGGCACGCCCACCGGCATTATCGGAGAGACTTGCAGCCAACCGCTGCACGATCTTGTGCATCGCACGCCCACCCTCTCGCCGACGCCGAGAACGGATGCAGCCTACTTCGAGACCGGCGCAACCATGTATTCGCTCGCCGGTGAGATGAAGCTCCTCGAACGCGAACTCGCCGCCGCGAAAGCGGAGTGCGAGAGATTGACAGCTAACCAACGCCAACCAGCCGAGGACATTTTTGTCAGCCACCTTTGCGACGAACTCGCCCGCCTCCGCGCCGAGGTGGAGCGGTGGAAAACCGTTGCCGCCACGATGTCGCAGGAGCGCGAGCACAACGCCAACGAAACCGCCCTCAGCCGCGCCGAGGTGGAGCGGTTAAAAACGTGCGGCATCGTTGAAATCGCTGCGTCGAACTTAAGCGTGCTCGACTACTGCAAACACTGGGAAGCCCGAGCCGAGAAAGCCGAGGCCGAACTAATCACCGAGCGCGCGCGGCTGGATTACCTTGGTCTGCACATGGGCACACGTATGGTTGCCGAAGCTTTGAACTGTGACTACAGCAAATGCTTTCCGATCCGCGACGCCATCGACCTCGCGATGAAAAACGAAACCACCACTCCATGACCACCGAACAACACACCGAACTCCTCACCGAGCTGCGCGCAATCCGCGCAGCTCTCGAAAAGCCGAAGCCGATGCTCAGCCTGACGACCGCAACCGCAACGACCGCGACGCCGGACACTCTGCCACTGCCAGCGATTGCAATCGCGGACGCGGGCTCGGTGCAAGTTCACTTCGGCAAAAACGCTGGCGTGCCACTCTCGGCACTCAGCGACAAGCAGCTCCTCTGGTATGGCACCGAGCGCCCGGCATCGCTGAAAAAAGACGGGACACCGTTTGCACCGCGCGAGGCGGACGTTCAGCTTCTCAACGCGTGCCGCACCTTGTGGCATCAGCGCAAGAGCGGGACACCAATAGTGCCAGCTACTCAGCCGGCAGACGACGGCGAGAACGTGCCGTTCTGAATCTTGTCGCCGGTATCGACGTAAACCAGAACCCTACGACGCCGCTGGTGGCGGTGCGAAAATACGCCAGCAACACTTTCCCAAAAGGAAACCCTCCGGCCAACGACGACCGGAGGGACACACGAAACACACACAACGATACAACATGGACACCAACGTTAAAACAGAGATCGCGGTCGCAGAGACCGCTTCGACCAAGGCACCAATTCAATTCGGCTCGCACGGCGTGCAGCTCCAATCAATCGACGAGGCTTTCCGCTTCGCTCGCGCCGTAGTCGCCTCGGGCTGGGCACCGAAGGGGATGGAGAAACCCGAGAGCGTCATGATCGCGATTCAGTTCGGCATGGAGATCGGGCTGACGCCGATGGCGGCGCTTCAAAACATGGCCGTGATTAACGGTCGCCCGGCGATCTACGGCGACGCGGCGCTTGCGCTCGTCCGCTCCAGCGGGCTGCTGGTGAGCTACAAAGAGCAGGAGGTCGGCGAGCCGGGCAAGGACACGCACGGCTTCACCGTCACGGTGCAACGCCGGGGATTCGATGCAGCCTCGGAGACGTTCACGATGGGCGACGCCAAGGCAGCGAAGCTCTGGGGCAAGGCCGGACCTTGGACCGACTATCCCAAGCGGATGTGCAAATTCCGGGCACGCGGATTCCTGCTGCGTGACCAATTTGGCGACATCCTCAAGGGACTGCGC